TTGCTGCAGAGCGTCCATACGCTTACGCACGCACTTCATGGGCTCCAACAGGTCTATCAGGCTTCTACACTTGGACTGACAATGCTACTGATCAGGTAATCTTCACTGCAGCTAATGCTAAGCAGCCTACAGCTAAGAATGTAACCAAGGCATCAGCTACTCTAGTTGACACCACTGGTGTTCTAACCTTCTCAGCTGCTCACAACATCCAGGCTGGTGACGTTATCTACATCCAGAACGTAAGCCCTGCACTAAACGGTACTCAGACAGTTACTGCTGTAACTACCAGCTCACCATACACTGTTGAATTCGTAAGCTCTGCAGTCACCGCAGATATCCCTGAATTCACTGTAGGATCTGGTGCTCGCGTTACTGCAACTAACTCTGTAACCGAGAGCCACCCAGCTCCGATTGCTACTACAACTGACCAGATTGGTGCAGGTGGAGACACCTTCAACGTTCCTGGTAACTTGAAGTACAACGCTGATGCTGCAATTGACAACATTATTGTTGCCAACGAAATTGGCTAAATAAGTTAAATCTAAACGGGTGGCAGACTAGTCTAATCACTGGTTTGTCACCCGTTTAAACTTATAGAGAGGTATTTATGACCAACAATTTTTGGATTCAGCCCGAAGAACTGGGTGACTACGCATATACGGAATTTACAGAAGAGGCCGTACGAACTGCCTCGTACCTTCTTTGGGCTATGTCAGGTCGTAAATTTACCGGTGAAACTACTGTAACCGAGCGTTATACCTGCACCCTTCGCAACAACCGTATGGGGCCTTCTATTAAGACAAACTCTCCAGTGCTCTTTGGTGGAGATGTATACAATATCCCTTCTGGCGATTACGATGAGTATTCAGAGTTGACCTCTGATGGCATGTCTCCAGATTCTCGTATTCGTCTTCGCGGTCGTCCAGTGACTAAGGTTCACGCTGTACGTAACCGCCTCGGTAAAATTCTTGACCCATCTAGCTACTACCTAGTGGACCACTCAACACTTCACGTTCGCGCTGGTACTCCTTGGACTCCGTGCAACACTGAAGTAACCTACTCTTACGGAACTCCAGTTCCTGCAGTAGGTAAGATGGCTGCTCGTACTCTTGCAATTGAATTCATTCGTTTATGGACCGGAGACGAAGAGTGTGCCCTGCCTCAGCGTGTTACCTCTGTAACCCGTCAGGGAGTTAACTACACGATTCTTGACCAGCAGGAGTTCATCGACGAGCTTCGCACTGGTCTATATGTTATTGATCTTTTCCTTAAGACCACTAATCCAGATAATGCTCGCCGCAAGTCAAAAGTATTTAGTCCTGATCAGCCGCGTGCTAGACGTTATACTCCTAAAGGCTTAGTTTTAACTGCTAATTCTCACTATGATCTAACCCTTGTAAAGGATTCACCTGCAACTTGGTCATCCGTAGGATTGACTGAGCTAGATCTAAGTAACTTTTTTCCAGATAGTGGATGGACCCCGCAGGTAACTCTTCGTAGCTACAGTGGAAATAAGACTGTAGATCTAGACCCGTCCACTATTGAAGTAAATCAAGGATCAGCTTCAGTATCATTTTCTGTCCCGTACGATAAAACTCTTTCAGCAATTGGAATGGTAGATCCTGGTACGTGGAGCCTGTTTGCTGTTAAAAATATTGATGGACTTGATAATGTTGTAGAGCTTGCTACTGGCAATCTTAAGACCCAAATGTACAGCTAATAAGGAGAGAAATTGGCTACGCAAATTGACTTTACCGGAGTATCTGAAGATGCTACAAATCTTCGAGATATGATGCAAGGCGTTCTAGAACGTGTAGAAACTGTATTCCAGTCTTACAACGTAAACCTACCTCAGCGTCGTTACTGGACCATGGGACAGCCTGCTATCGACTGTGAGCAGCTAGTTGTTGCTTTTCAGCAGATGTATCTAGGAACACCTGGAGCCCAGGTATCAGAACCTCAGCGCTGCCATGTCCCACGCAGTGCAACTCTAACTATTCAGATTGCTCGTGCTACTCCTATTGTTGGTCAGAATGGTAGACCACCATCAGCCGAGAAGATTCAAATTGCAGGAGAAACCCTAGCCTATGACTCCTGGGTACTTATGGAGTCAATCAACCTACTAGATCAGTGGGATGAAACTGGATATGGTATTGGTGTAATTGCAACGCTAGAGACTGCAGCTCCAGAAGGTGGTTTTCAAACAACCACGATGACTGTAACTATGGCGGTCCCATAAAATGCCGCTATACGGACTAATTGCGGATAGTCCGCTTTTATATGGTGTTCAAAGACTAGGTAGTAAAGCAACCAGGGGTGTATCTAGATCTGGATCTATAGTACACCGGGGACCATCTTCAGTATCTTTTAAATATAAATATAAAGACTTAGTTTTATATCCATCATTCTATGAATATATCAATGGCATGAATGGTGCTGTTGGTCGCTATATGAACCGTATGACTAAGCAAATGGAGCTTAGAGCTAAACACCAAGTAGGTGTTAGAACAGGTGCTCTAAAGAGGTCAATTCATACTAGACATACCATTGGACCCAGGGGGCACACGTACTGGATTGGTTCAGAGCTTAAATACGCTCTACTACACCACGAGGGGTCTAGACCGCACATAATCACCCCGTCTAGAGCACCAGAGTTGGTATTCATGAGACGTGGAAGAGTTGTTCACACTAAAGTTGTACATCACCCTGGAACTAAGCCTAATCGCTATCTGTCAGATCAAATAAGAGTAAACTATCTACGATAAAATATAAGTAGCTATGACCAATGTAGCTAATGACATGTATATACGAAAAGGAAATCATGACCACCCGTTTTAAGGACTTTGGAGCATCAGACTCCAACAAAGAACCACTAGCATTTAAGCTTCACGGAGAAGACTTTAACTGCTACCCAGATGTACAGGGAAAGTTTTTCCTACAGCTAATCGCTGAGTCAAACTCAGACGACCCTACTGTTGCTTCAGAATCAGTAACTAAGTTTTTCAATCGAATCCTATATCCAGAAAGCGCTATCCGCTTCAATGCTCTTCTAGAGGATCCAGAGCGCATTGTTAAGGTAGAAACCCTTACCGAAATCGCTGGCTGGCTAATGGAGGAATATTCAGACCGCCCGGAAACGCAGCCAGAGGCCTAATTAGCTGGGCAATAGACCTCTGGCCCTATGTAAATGGAAAAGCAATAGTGAATAAATTGAAATTGGCAGACATGAATACGTCTGACATGTGCGATGTGCTTCACTATTTCTTTGAAGAAGACTCTTACTTCATCTCCGAGACTCAGTCAGATACTAGGACTGCTCTTAGAGAGAATATGTACGGCAGTATGTACAATCAAAAATACTTGTATGGAATTAAATCATCTAGACCAAGTACAGAGACTACATTTGGCGGAGAGTTAGATGGTTTTGAGGGTCTTGACCCGCTTGATCCAAATAAAAATGTACTAAAACCTTACATTCCTCCTACTGAAATGTCAGATAACATATTTGATCCTTTTGGTGGAGTGTTGGATGCCCCGATTAATTAGTAGACAGGAAGGAGACCGTTATGGCACTCGTTGGTGAAGCTCACATTATTGTCAAAGCTATTACTTCTGGCGTTGAGCGCGATATCCGTAACGGTTTCCAGAATGTCGAAGGTATTGGAACTGAAGCTGGAGCTAAATTAGGTAAAGGCTATGGAAGTGGATTCTTAAGAGGTCTACAAAATAGTAAAAGCACCACTGCAATTGGAAAGCTCACTGACGGTTTCCGAGCCTCTGAAGATGCAATGGAGGGTGCTCGCTCTAAATTTGCTCAGCTAATGAAAACCTCCCACTACGCTGATGCCGCGATTGCTGCTGTAGTTGGTACAATCGGGGATTTGGGGTCTTCTGCTTTATCTCTAGGCGGGACTCTAGCCGGGGCTGCTGGCTCTTTTGCTGCCTTTGGAAGCACACTAATTAGCGTTGAAACCGGTATGTCCCTAGCCAAACTTGCGTTTGGCGGGGTAACCCAGGCTGCGCAAAAAGCAGCCACTTCTGGTGCATTTTATGGAATGACCCTCGAGGCAGTTAAGAACCAGCTTCAAAAAATTGCTTTCGAGGCCGAGTCTTCTGCTCTATCTCTAGAAGGTGCAAATATTCAATTGGTCAAGGCTCGTAAAGCTTTGACTATGACTCAATATCTTCCAAATAATGATTTAGCTCGACGAGAGGCTGTTCTTAACTATAAGGAAGCAATTCTTAACGTTAAAAAGGCTTCCGCGGCTAATCAGCAGGCTCAGGCGGCGGCTAAACGTAAAGCCCCGCTACAAACAGCAAATCCATATGCGGGACTGACTAAATCTCAAGCTCAGTTTGCTAGATATTTAGTAAGTATTCGTGGACAGATGATGTCTCTTAAGGAAGCAGTAGCTAGTGGATTCTTACCCGAGCTACAGAAAGCTATAAATTCTGTAATGAAAACATCCCTTCCAACCCTAAAAGCTGGATTTGCAGTTGTTGGAAGCTCCCTAGGTACAGTTGCTAAAACTTTTGCTGATGTATTCGGTAGCCCGGCTAATCTAAGTCTGCTAAAGACATTTTTTAATAATGTAGCAAGTAACTTAAAACCGCTAGGTCCTATCTTAGCTAATGGTCTAACTGCTTTCTTAAATATTATGAAGGCTGCTCAGCCGCTTACCAAGAGGTTCCTAGACTGGGTAACAAAAATTTCTGATCAGTTTGCAACATGGACGGGTAAAAATCAGACTGGTATAACTGACTTCTTTAATAAGTCTGGAGACTCTGCCAAAAAACTTGGAGATATCTTTGGAAACATTTTTAACGGGCTTAAGTCTCTAATTAATGAGAATTTAAAACCTGGCTCGGCTGGGCAAATGCTTCTTGATTGGATCAAGACAGCTACAGAGGGTTTTGCTAACATTACTGGAACTGATGCTCAGAGTAAGAAAGCTTTTGGAGATAAATCTAAAGAAGCAGCTAAGGGAACAATAGCTTTCTTCCACGCGCTTGGTGGAGTAGTTAAGCTCTTCTCTGGAATAGTTGGTAATCCAAAAGTTACAGAATTCTGGACAACTATTGGAGACAAACTTAATAAAGCTGGTCCTATTTTCGATAGTGCAACTAATGCTCTACCGTCAGTAGCAAGCATTGTCGGATCTATTATCGATATTATTAAAACTATTGCGGAATCAAAAGGTGTAGTAACATTTTTTGATGTTCTAAAAGATGGTTTTGATAAATTAGCGGCTATAGTAAAGTTTCTTGGTCCAGTAATAACGCTTCTTGGTCCAGCTGCTGCATGGATCGCTGGCATAGCAATACTAGGTAGGCTATTCAAAGGTCTTTCTTTTGTTATTGGTGGAAACATAAAACTAGTACAGAAGTTTTATAAAGGTATAAAAGCTGTAGCTAGTCTAAGTAAATTAGGCAAAGGATTCTTTGGATTCCTTGAAAATAATAAGCTGACAAATGGACTAAAAAGCCTAGGTGCAAAACTAGGAATAACATTTAAAACAGCTAAAAAAGAAGATGACAAGCTTGGCACTAGCATTGCTGATACCATCAAGAAAACAGCTGGCCTAAATAGAAGTACTACAGCCCTAGATAAAGCATTCCGCCGTATGAACACGGCTATTGAGAAGTCCAATAAGCTACTTCAAATTTTTAAAACAAAAATTTCTAGTGCTACGACAGCAGTAAATAAGTTTAAGTCTGCAGCTGGGCTAACTGCTACTAAGCTCAACACCATGAAGGGTGCTAGCGACGGCACTGCTAAGAAAATTAAAAATATTGAAACAAATGCTAAGAGAGCAAAGACTGCCCTAGAGAAGCTAGGAAAAGTTAGAGCAACTCCTAAGGTTTCTGTATCTGGTAATGGTGGTAAAAGCGGCGGAGGATTTAGTGGTGGCGGCGGCTTAGGATTACTAAGCAGATTTGCTGGCGGTGCTAGTGCAGGTGCAGGAGCCGAAGTCGGTGCTGGTGCAGCAGCGGCTGCTGAAGGTGGAGCTTTAGCTGGAGGATCGGCTGCTGGACCTATTGGTCTAGCAATTGCTGTTGGTGGTATAGCTATTGCTAAGACAGTCGGACCTCTAGTAGCTATTGCAGATAAATCAAGATCTGCAGAGCAGCAACTCGGGATTTTAGCTAAAATCTATGGCGGCCTGGGCGGTAAGGCTAAAGATGCCGGTAAGCGAATTAATGAAATGGGTCAGCAAATGGCTGACAATACCGGCATTAGCAAAGACGAGATTGATGCTACTGAAACTCTCTTACTTAAGTACCCTATGCTAGCCAAGACTGCAGGAACTGTTGGCGGTGCTTTCGATAAGACAAGTAAGCTATCACTAGACCTATCTAGAGCACTTGGAACCGATGGACCTACTGCGGCTCAAAACCTGGCTGATGCACTATCAAAGCCAGCAGATGCTCTTGACATTCTTAAAGATGCAAACATTAAAGTATCAGATTCTGAACAAAAGAAATATCTAGCTCTTCTAAAGGCAAACAAAACTGCAGATGCTCAGAAAACCTTGCTTAAAGACCTATCTGATTCATATGGTGGCACGGCAGATAAGATGGCGACTACCTCGGACAAGATTGGCCAGAAGTGGCAGGATCTTGGTGGAAAAATTGGAAAGATTTTCCAGCCAATCTCTGATGCTTTGGCAAATGGTCTTAATGCATTCCTAGACTGGCTCATGGGCAAGACTCCAATAAAGATTTCAAATCAAGCCGGTATAGGCATAGCTGGTGCACGTGCCGTGGTTAGATATGACCCTAAAACAGGAAAACCTATTACAAGTCATGCTAAAGGTAGCACCATTTATCCTTCCTATGGCGGTAGCCTAGTTAGAGTTGCTGAAGCTGGTCGCCCGGAGCGAATCGAGCCTCTAGCTCCTAACGGTCTTTCAAAACGTGACGTAGCTATTATAGAGAAACTATCTGGTGGAGTTGGTGGAGGAGTTACTATCCACGTTCATGGAACTCCTAAGATGGACGTCAACGAACTAGCAGATGTAGTTGGTAGAAAGATTTCATTCCAGCTTGGACGAGGAAAGTACTAATGGCTGAAGACGCTCAGAATACTAGTCCCATAGCTCAAGGCTATGAAAATAGACAAGTTAATGTTGGACTTAGTCCTGTACCTATGCCAGTTGTCACTGGCCTCGAGCTACGTGGCGATATTTCTATAAATGGGTTGACACTTAACACCATTGACTCTGACGGGATCGTTTGGGTTTGTACTGATATAGAGGGCTGGTGGTCTCAGCCTGATCCAGAATTCCCTGACCTAACTCGAGGTTGGGGTGACGGATCTTACGATGTTCGCGGTCGTTGGATGGCTAGACAGATTACCCTAAGCGGTTCCTTCTTAGTAAGAGACAATAGCTACGTTCCAATTGCTAGAGATAAGCTAGTCGCAGCCACAAGCCTCGTATACGACGGTGGATGGCTAGTAGTTAACGAGACTCCTGCTAAAGCTTCTTTTGTTCGTCTAAGCGGTAAGCCAGACATTAAAACTGTAAACGCTAGAGGTCGTACTGACTTCTCTATTGGCCTAAAGGCTGCTGACCCGATCAAGTACGAATGGGTGCAAGGTAGAGGCGATAACTATGATGCTAGTTCTATAATCCAATCAAATGCTAGTTCTTTTACTGTATATAACAAGGGAAACATAAAGGTTCCAATTGTTGTAGAACTTACGGGAACCATCCATGGGACTCCTAGTTCTCCATTTGTTCTAACAAATACAACTAGAAACGAAGCTATTAAGATTATCGGAACCAAAACTGGTGATGTAATTGAAATTGATACCTACAATAAAGAAATTTTAGAAACTCTTGACGATGTAACATATAACTCTCGTCAAAAAATGGATGTTACAAGTAGCTGGATATATCTAGATCCGGGAACTAATACTTTCACCTTTACCGGCCCTAATAACCTAGGCAGATGTCAAATTCTATTCAGATCCGGATGGATCGGGTAGTATTGATACTACTAATGACAAATTGATATAAAGGATATTTTATGCTTCAGAATAAATCTGACCTTCTGGCTAACTATACCTATATCCTTTGTGACTTTGTAACTAATGAAGTTATTGCCGAAGTTCCATTTAAGAACGTAACATACGGTCGTAATATTAGAGATGCCGGAACTTTCTCTGGCAGTATTCCGGTAATTGATGATACCTATAACCTGGATCTGTATGGAAACACTCTTCCGGGAAAAACAGCACTTTACATTCTTAGAAATAATGTCTGTGTATGGGGCGGTATTATTTGGTCCCGTACCTACAATATTAAAGAAAAAGTACTAGAAGTAAATGCATCAGAGTTTATAAGCTACCTACACCACCGTGCTCAATGGGCTGATAGAAATAACTCAGCTACAGCTGATCTAGATTTTACTAATGGTGTCGGTACTGTAGTTGTTGACCCTCAGCACCCTATGTCAGGAGCCTTTAGGGTAGGGGCTAAGGTTTATATCAACCTAATGGACTCAAAGACTGATGCTGCTTTTACAGGATATTACACAATTACTGACGATGTCACACCTACTTCTACCACTTTCAGTGTGGGGAATATGGCTATTAATCAGTTTGGTGAGACTATAGGGCCTATCGAAGATGGTCCGGCTCAGATTGTCGGTATTACTGCGTATGTAGACACCTACGAGTATGCTAGAAAAATTCTCAATGATATAAATGTGGACTTTTTTGATAAGGCAGATAACCAATACTACGAAGCTGGATATCCAGGCGACATCAACCTAAACTATTTTGATGATATTACAAGCATCACTAATGATGGTACTGGCAAGGCCCTAGTTCATGTTAGCTCTTTGTCAGGCAATCTAACTCCTGGTCAGGGTATAAAGATCACTAATACACCAGGGTTTACTGGTGAGCATAAAGTAGTTAGTGTAAACACCACTAACAATACAATTACCCTTGACACCCAGGCGCCCACAGGTTCAGTCACTATTAGAAACCTAATAGGAAATGTGACAAAGAAGCAAGTTGCATCAATAGTTACAGCAAAGACTTCGGTAGCTACTCAAATTAAGCACTCTCTATATCCATCAGTATCCATCCTGACTGTTGTAGATAGCTCAAACCAACCTGTCACTTTTACCGTTGGCGATGAGGCAGTTGTTTCCGGTGTCGATGTAAATACTGACGGTATAAATCCAGTTGCTTACGTAGCTAAAGCTGGAGAGGTTCGATTTTATAGCGTCGAGGCCCCTAGTAAGGCTGCAGCTGCTTCTGGTACTGTTACTGTCAAATCTCAGGTATTCTATGCTGACTACGGTCCATATACTGCTCAGTCGGATTTAAAAATTGACTACTCTACTTCAGAGATTAGTGGAAAGTTTATGCAGAATGACCCTTACCTTGGGTCTAACCTAGAATTTATGGGAGATATCCTAAATAACTACTCAAATACTCTAAAGGGTTTCGAGTACAGGATTGATGCTCGCTATGATTCAACAACTAAAACTTTTAAAAAGACTTTTGTAATAATGCCTTATTTCCCGGCTGTATATACGCAATATCTGCAAGATAACTATGGCGGAACTCTACCTCCGGGAAACACTGTCCCGCCTTCTGCGCTAGGTGCAGATAAGTTGGTATTTGAGCACCCTGGAAATATCATTGATCTAACCCTAGAAGAAAGTGCTGAAGACGCAGCAACAAGATTCTGGGTACGTGGAAATAACTCTGAAATAGATTCTTCTTCGGCTCAGCCTTATGTAGCTGTTACAGCAGTAGATATGCTGGAAGAGGGTTGGCCTCTTCTTGATCAGATTGAAAGTCAACAAACAATTTATGATCCACACAAGCTTTACGAGTATGGAAAACAATATCTAGATCAGGCTCGCCCACCTATTTCTAACTTCTCGGTAACAGTAAACGGGTCTATGCATCCATTTGTTGGAAGCTACGTGCCTGGAGATTGGTGCTCTCTAATAGTAAACGATGACTATGTGAACTCACGGCTTAGAGCTGGGTATGAAGCCGGAGGTAGAATTCTAACCCCGATTGAGCCTAGAAGTAGCGTACTTGTTAGGAAAATTGTTTCCTACACAGTTAACGTACCAGATAGTCCGTCATATCCTGAAGAAGTGACTCTTCAGCTAATTACAGAACCGCAGGTGGATGTCCTTGGCTATACAGCGCAATAGAAAAAAACTTACAACAGTTTTAAATAACGTAGACACTAGGATACGTCACCTAGAATCACGCCCGTATGGTGGCGGAGCATTTAATTATGCTGCCACTGCTGCCGTCAGTTCTGATTCTATGGTTGATGTTATCAATACTCCAATTTCTACAGTAGGACCTAATGCCCCCTCTAGCTATAAGAGAATTATAAGCTCCAAGCTGGTCGGGGGAAATCTCACTGGTGGTTCTGCACGCATAGAGATTTATACAGAATCTCCTCACGGATTTGTGGCTGGAGATAAAGTACTACTTTACGGTGTTCGTAGGGCTATCGGCTACGAAGATTTTAGCGGAGCTCACACTATTTTAGATGTACAAAAAGCTTACAGCACGTCTACTAAAAAGATAGCTACTGCTTCAAGTGGAGTCTACGTTTTTTCATTTAAGGTATCTCTATCTGATAAAACAACTACTCCGATTACAATGTATAACAGATACAAAGTTTCTAAATATTCGGCAGTTGATTCTACGGTCACGTTAAAGCTAGCCTCTACTGCAATGCATCTGCAGACTGGTGACGTAATTTCAGTATATGGAGTAAGTACTGCTCTAGATGGCGCGTTTATTGTTACAGGGGCTCAGGAGAATCCGGGTGTTCTAACATATAATCTTGATACCCCGCTGGCAGACCCTATTCCAGAGACTACTTTAAATTTGGATGCCTATGCCGGGGCTGTATTCCATGAATATGTTCAGGTTGGAGATACCTGGGTTGATACATCTGTTACTGGTCCAGATACCAATGGCGTTTATATTTGGGACGGGTTCAAATGGGTTGACTATGCCAGCTCCTCTGTTCCAGACGATGGTGTTGCGCCTAAACCACCTACCAATGTTTCGGCTACTAGCGTTGGAAATACAAAGCCGGGTGGAGAATCTACTTCGCTTGTTACCGTAACCTGGACCGCTCCTACTCAGAATGCTAATGGTAAGACTCTTAGAGATTTAGCTGGTTATATTGTTTTATATAAAAATAAGCTTACTGATGACTGGAAAGAGATTACCTTCTATGGTAATAGTACTAGTCAAATATTGTCGGTTGACTACGCTATAAGTGTTGATTTATATGTTGCAGTAAAGGCTTTTGACTCTGGAAAACCTGCTCAGGTTTCTACTATATCCAATGTCTACCACTTAGTAACGTCTGTCCCTGCCTCCGTGGCAAAAGCCCCGTCTACCCCGACTCTTACTTCTAGATTAGGTGTAGTAACTGTCGCATGGGATGGTAAAGACTACCTAGGTACTTTAGAACCTAATACTGTTTTATATGCAGAAGTACACTATTCGACTACCTCTGGATTTACCCCTTCTAGCGCAACATTTATCGGAACTATTACTTATAACGGAGTATCTGGTACTTTAGTAGCTCCTAGCCTGGCGTACAACACTACATACTATTTCAGACTAGTTTTGATGGAGTCAAACGGAATAAAAACGTCTCCCTCAGCGCAGGCTAATATTTCTGTACAGCCACTAGTGGATACAGACATTATCGGCAGAGTAATTAACGGCGCTAATATTGTTAAGGGATCAGTTACTGCATCTGATGTGATTGTTGGAAATACTATTACCGGAAGCCTAATCAGTGCTTTAACAATTGAAGCCGGTAGTATAAAAAGTAATGCTATAACTACAGATAAGCTAGATGTTGGTGCTGTCACCGCAGAAAAAATCTCATCTAGGGCAATTACTGGTGACAAGATTTTAGCTTCTACATCCATAACATTTGCTGATTCAGTAGATAGTGGTGGTAATCCAGCATACGGTTCTAGCGAAGTTATTATTGGAAATCACCAAGTTTCAGGGTACCCGGTTACCTTTACTGGTGTTTCTTTTTTGAAGAGTGGGTATTTTAAAGGAATAATTGGAACTTCGGCCCAGTGGTCTGACTTTTTAGTTGGATTAGATTATAATATTAATGCTCTAGCATGGCAGTACAGCGGTGACATTGGTGCATACAATTCTTATTATAGATCTAGTGGCGGCATATATATAAGCACCTATGGTGGAAATGAACTAAATCTAGGTGCTTCAGGAACCCTAAGGCTTACTAGCGGCACTAATACTATACATGCTATGTCTAGAATACTTATGGCATCTGGAACTACTTCTGACGGCCTTTGGGGTACAGACAGTAATTCTAATACTAGGGTCCTAATCACCCCCACCGGGACTATGTATCCAAACACATCCACTGGTAACTCCACTGCGGTCCACCAATCGGCGAGCGGTGCTGGTTTGGTCAGATTTAGCTCTTCTAGAAGGTATAAGGTTTTGGAAGAGCCTCTAGATACCGGCTTGGGGATTTTAAATCTCCAACCCAAGACCTGGATTGATAAAAATGAATATATCGCTAATGGAAATAACCCTACTGGATTAAAACGTTATCCTGGATTTATTGCAGAAGATTTAGATGAAGCGGGATTTAACCTATTTGTGCATCATAATGAGGATGGTTCAGCAGAATCGGTTAACTATGGTACTTTAGTTGCTGCGATAATTCCTGTTCTAAAAAATTATCAAAGCAGGATATCTGAGCTAGAATCTACTATAGACAAAATGAAGAAAGCGTAAAATTATGCAGTGGATTTATCTAATTATTTACAATAAAAACTCTGATGGCGTACTTCAAAGTATATCTACAGTAAAGAAGCTATTAGATTCCGAGCAAAATGAGATAGCAGTTCAATCAGTTGGCATGGAAGAATATATCTTAAATACTCCTGCTGAATCCCTACCGGAGTTTTACTCAGCAATAAGACAAGAAATAGAGTCTAGTCTAGATATTATCTTGCCAATTGGAGATCAACCTGAAAATCCATCGATCTCTTATAGATCTTCGACCCTTGGTTTTAATCTTGGTCATGCTATCTCGGAAGCTATGGGCATTGGTTTGTACCTATATGAAAAAGGAAGAGTGACCCCAAATGACTAATAACGAAGAAATATCTAAAGAAACCCTAACTGTTCTTCTATTAAAAACTAGAGAGAAGTTAACTACGGCTGTTTTTCAGATTATAGAGCTAGAAGCCGAGTTAGATGCTACTAGAGCTGCTTTGAAGAGAGCTGAAGAAGTGTCCCCTAAGGATAATAAATAACCACATGTTTGAAGTAAAAGACGGAGCTCGTACGCTTCAATTCAACGGTAAGCTTCTTGGAAAATCTTCCTCGAAGCGAAATGACTCTACCCGCTGGATTGAGTTCGAGCTGTACCGTACCGAGAGCGGGTCTTATATCCTCTCTCGTATCGGCGTCTCTTTAGTTTTTCATGGAGCTGCCTGTGCTTTGGTTCGTCGATATAACTTAACAGAAGCCCCTAGTTCCGAGCTTAAAGACCATGCACTACCGTGCGATGAGTGTAATCCAACCGAAGAGCTTGATTTAATCTTTCCAGAAAAGTATCGTTATTGGGCTCAGGTATCAGAGGAGCCATCTGCGGTACTTGACGCGTTATATAAATATGACGACGGTGGTGCTCGCTATCTAACTAATGTTGCTCAAAGGCTTCTAGAAGATGCTGCGCGAGCAGATGCAGATATTGCAAATATTTACAGATATGAAATTATCCCCTAAACGACACGCCGGGTTAAGTTGACAAGTTATTATCAGATTTGTTAGAGTGGTCTTCCACAACTAATAAGGATCTGAATGACTGGATTGGGTGATGTCAGCCTACAGCTAGTAGATAGCGTAGAGCAGGCAGGTAAATTCCTGACATGGCTGGGCGAACGTCGCCCTCTTAATGCAATTGCAATCGATACAGAAACAGGGGAGCTACCTGGTGGCAAGCGTGATGATGCACTATCTCCTTGGCATGGGCGTTTACGTCTTGTTCAGGTTGGTGATGGTCAAACTGGCTGGTCTATCCCGTGGGATCACTGGAAGGGCGTTTTTTATCAAGGCATGAATCAATTTGATGGACCTATTGTCTGTCACAATATTGGATTCGAAGCTCGATGGTTTGACGTACAGTCCGACTGGGATATTCCTTGGCATCAAGCTCATGACACCATGATTATGGCTCACCTGATCGATCCTCTTGGTTCTGGTGCGCTAAAGCGTCTAACTTCTCAGTATGTTGATGCCAAAGCCGCTAGTCTTCAGCAGGGGCTTGACGATGGTATGGTAAAAAATGGCTGGACTTGGGGAACCGTTCCAGTTAATTACCAGCCGTACTGGGCATATGGTGCTTTGGACACTGTTCTTACTATGAAGCTGTTTGAGCAGTTTTGGGAAAAGTGTGCCCCTGGTCGCCCATACTCACAGGCTTACGAGCTTGAGATGAATACTCGACGTATCGTCACTCGTATGGAGCTAAACGGTGCCCGACTTGACTTGGACTATTCAAAGCGCAAGTATCAAGAACTTATTGACTATACCGAGCAGGTAAAGCAGTGGGGTAAAGACAACTACAACGGTCTATCTATTACAAGTAATGCTCAGCTAGTTCGCCAGTTTGAAGCTCTAGGAGCTACCATTACCCAAACAACCCCGTCTGGTGCTAAGTCTGCATCTGCGGATCAGCTGAAGCTTCTACTGCGTGATGGTACTCCTGAAGTTCAACAGCTAGCAGATACAGTTCTAAAGCAACGCAAAGCTGACAAGCTCGCTTCCACATACTTCTCTAACTTCATCAATGACAATGTGAATGGATTTGTACACCCATCGGTTAAGACTATGGGAGCTCGTACCGGTCGCATGTCTATTCAGAACCCTGCGCTACAAACTCTGCCAAAGGGTGACGATACTGTTCGTCGTGCATTCCTTCCGAAAGACGATGACCACGTAATTATTACCTCTGACCTAGATCAGGTTGAGTTCCGTATGTTCTCGACTCTGTCAAAGGACCCGAACCTTATTAGCCTTTTCAATCTTGCAGACGCAACCGGCTCTGATCCGTTTACCGAAATTGGTCGTGAAATTTATCAGGACCCTACTATGCAAAAGTCCGATAAGCGCCGTGGTCTAATCAAGGGTGTAGTTTATGGACGTCTATATGGTGCAGGTGTTGCCAAGCAGGCTCTTACTGCAGGTGTGCCAGAGACTCAGATGCGTGCCGTTTCAGATGAGTTTGATAAACGATTCCCGGGTATGGCTATGTTCCAAAAGAAAGTCGAAGATATCGGCATGCGTCGTCTTCGTGAGGAAGGTCAGGGGTATGTAAATACTTGGACTGGTCGTCGTTTGCCTTGCGATGAAGATCGTGTCTACACTTTGGTCAACTATCTGATTCAGGGTGGTGCAGCTGAAATATTTAAATCAAACCTAGTAAAACTAGATCAAGCTGATCTTACTGAACTGCTTATTGTTCCTGTTCACGACGAAATTGTTCTCAATGCTCCTCGTAATCAGGCAGAAGAGATTAAAGAAATTGTTCGTGAGTGTATGACAACTCGAGAAGGTTGGGCAGTTCCTCTAACTGCTGATGCTGATGGACCCCTAGAGAACTGGGGAGAGAAGTACTAATGAAGAGTAAATACATCACCAAGGCTGTTGCACTTGCTGCAACTAGTCGATGTAGGTATCAGCACGGTGCTGTAATTGTCTATCGTGGTCAGATTATTGCATCTGGTGTGAACAAGATTGTAAATGATCAAACTAAGGGGTGGCGTCGCTCTCATGTTCACGCTGAAGTGGCTGCTCTTTTGGAGGCAGGACCACGAGCTGCTGGGGCTACTATGTATGTAGCTAGGCTTTCTGCAGATGGTACTCCTGTTAATTCTGAACCGTGCAAAAAATGTAAACGATACCTTGAAAAATATAAGGTAGGAAATGTGTTCTGGACATGAAATATGTATTATCAGTAGACCCTGGAAAAGCCACGGGTATTGCCCTATTCTCCTTTGAGTTGGGTGGTGACCCAGTTTTGATCTGGTCTGGGGAGGTTCAGCAAGAAGAATACGCTAAACCAATCCGTCAGTACCTAGAACTCTATGCCTCAGAGGGCGATGGAATCGAAGTTGTTTGCGAACGATTTACTATCAATGCGCAAACGGTGCGCAATTCTCAGGCTCCATATTCGCTGGAACAGATTGGCATATTGAAGCAGTGTTTGATGGATGTAGATCGTCCGGCAGACGATATCTACTTCCAATCCCCCGCTGATGCCAAGGCTATGTTCCCCAATGAAGCCCTAAAAAAGCTAGAGTACTGGCATAGGGGTGGAGAAGGGCATGCTTTGGATGCAATCAGACATGGGCTACTAAGACTTGTCAAAAGTGGCTGGAAACCACTAAACTTATTAAATTAAAGTTATTATCAAAAAAAGTTTACAAACTTTATTTTTTCTGATAATATATTCGTACAACATATTTAAGGACTCAAATGTCAGTATTTGTAGAGCTGGATGACCCAGGAACCCACATTGTGGTTACAGCCGAGTGGCGTTTAAAAGAGCTCTGTAAAAGCCTTCCAGGAGCCTCCTGGAGCGCTAAGGAGCAGATTTGGCGTATCCCTGTGTCCTGGGGTGGCTGCCTGGCTTTAAGGTCTACATTCAAGGCTGAGCTCGAATTAGGGCCTAAATTGACCGAGTGGGCCAAGCGGGAGAAAGCTGACCGAGTCGACCCATCTAATGCTCTACGTGATGTAGATGTTATGGAAGATGGTGACCAGGATTTATTTCCTCATCAGCGTGCTGGAGTTGAGTTTTTAGCAACCTCTAAGCGTGCCCTACTTGCCGATGAACCTGGACTTGGTAAGACCGCTCAGGCTATACGTGCTCTCAAGAAGCTACACGATCGTGGTGAAGAGGTTTTTCCAGCTCTCATTGTCTGCCCAAATACTCTCAAAAAGAACTGGGAACGAGAGTTTGATAAGTGGTGGCCTGGAGTAAATGTCACCGTTATCAATGGTTCCGCCACCCAGCGTCGTGCTCAGTTTGACCAGCAGTCAGATGTAATTGTCATCAACTGGGAGTCACTACGCACCCATTCAAAGCTTTCATCTTATGGCTCAATTGCATTGGCTCGTTGTATTGATTGTAAGGGACATGATTCTCGAATCACTCCTAGCCGCTGTGAAGTCCACCAGCGCGAGCTTAATGAGATTAACTTTAAGTCTGTAGTTGCAGATGAGATCCACCGCTCTAAGGACCCTAAGTCTAAGCAAACCCGTGCTCTTTGGGCAGCCACTGGTGATGCTGATATTCGTTTTGCATTGACTGGTACACCTATTGCTAAGGATGTTGTAGATCTGTGGCCTATCTTGCACTGGATATCTCCTGAAGAGTGGCCATCAAAGACTAAATGGATTGACCGAATGATTGATACCATGTTGAACGCATTCGGTGGAATGATGGTTCTCGGTGTGAAGCCTCACATGGAGCAAGAGTTTTACGCATCTATTAATCCACGCATGCGCCGTATGTTGAAGTCTCGAGTTCTACCTTGGCTTCCAGAAGTTATCAATGAACGTCGTGATGTCGAAATGGGTGCAAAGCAGGCTAAAGCGTATAAGCAAATGCTGGACCACATGATTGCCCTAATCGAGAAAGAGGACGGGACAGTTGGAGATTCTGTAGTTGCACCTAACCCACTCACCCAGGCTTTGCGTCTACTTCAACTAGCCAGCTCCTATGCCGATGTGACCATTGATCCGGCTACCGGTGAGGAAAAAGTACTTTTGTCAGACCCCTCCTGTAAGGTTGATGCTCTGATGGATGATATGAAAAATGGCGATTTTGGTGATGACTCTGTAGCAGTCTGCGCCGTATCTCGTCAGCTTATTGAAATTCTTAGTGCACGTCTGACTAAGGAGGGGATCGAGCATGGTCTAATTACCGGTGCTCAGGATCAGGATGAGCGTCAGAAGTCCATCGATGATTTCCAGTCTGGCAAGACTAAATGGATTCTTTTTACTGCCCAGGCCGGTGGTGTTGGTGTCACCTTGACAACTGCACGCCGTCTTGTTATGCTACAACGACCATGGTCTTTGGTTGACCACAAGCAGGCTCTTGACCGAGTACACCGTATCGGTTCAGAGATCCATGACTCTGTGATTATCACTGACTATGTGACTGAAAACACAATCGAAGAGCGTGTTATTCAGGCCCTAGATACAAAAGCCGATAACTTTGAGCAGATTGTTCGAGATAAACAACAACTGCTCAAGATGCTAAAGGAAAGCAAGGCAACGACAAAATGACAACTGAACCAATCCGTATCTCTAACTCAGAGATCCAAACCTTTAAGGACTGCCGTCGCCGTTGGTGGCTAACTTACTACCGTCGTCTAAAGCCAAAGGTGCAGAGTTTTACCGGTGCACTAGCGTTGGGCTCTCGTATTCACGAGGCGCTTGATCAGTACTATACGTCTAATATGGAACGCGATCTTCTAGAGATTCACGCTGAGCTAGTGAAAATTGATATGAAGACGCTAACCGATAGTGGAGTCGACAGCACTGAGCTAGAGACTGAAGCAGAGCTCGGTAGAGTAATGCTTGAGGGCTATCTTGAGTGGATCGAGCTTGAGGGTATCGATGTTGAGCTAGACATGATTTCTACTGAGGAAGTTATTGAGCGTCCAATGTTAGATGGTCGCGTAACTCTTCAGGGAAAAATTGATATGCGTGTTCGTCGTAAGATCGATGGGGCTCGTATGCTACGTGACTTCAAAACCGTTGGTGGTTCATTCTCGGAATTTGGAGCAATCGCTCACATGAATGAGCAGGTTCTAACGTACATGCTTTTGGAAGAGGCTCAGAACCAGGACGGTGAGCGTTCTGATGGAGCCATCTTTACTATGCTTCGTAAGGTTAAGCGCGGTGCTTATGCTAAGCCACCGTTCTACGACCAGATTGAAGTTCGCCACAATAAGTTTGCACTCCGATCTTTCTACCAGCGCCTAGAGGGCACACTGGAAGATATGATGCGTGTTCGCGATGGCCTTGATGAGGGAGTGAGCCACCTAAAGCTTGCGTACCCAAAGCCAGGCCGTGAATGTAAGTGGAAGTGCCAGTTCTTCGCTATTTGCCCGATGTTCGACGATGGTTCGGCAGCAGAGGCAGCACTTAGCGATGCGTTCGAGTCATCCGACCCGTACGGTTACTATGGAATCGAAGAGAAGAAAGGAAGTGAGTAGGAATGTCTGAAGTTGATCGCAGTTTAACAATTATGGTTTATGGCGAATCTAAGGTCGGTAAATCCTCGTTTGCCGTCACAGCACCTTACCCACGCCTAATGCTAGATGTTGAGGGTGGGCACCGCTTCCTACCAATTAACGTCAAGTACTGGGACCCAATTAGCGAAGCGCCACCTATTGCAGATGGCACTTGGGACACAGTTGTGGTCCAGGTTCGCGACTATGATGTCGTTATGAAGGCCTTCCAGTGGCTTCAGAGCGGCAAGCACCAGTTCAAGTCTTTGATCATCGACTCAATCTCTGAGTTGCAGGTCAAGTGCATGGACAACATTGCAGGAACCGAACAGATGAAGATGCAGCAGTGGGGCGAACTTCTTCGCCACATGGGTGCGCTACTTCGTGACCTTCGTGACCTTACAATGCACCCAACCCAGCCTCTAGAGGCCGTAATCCTGACTGCTATGGCTCGTAAGGGTACTGATGGTGTATACCGTCCATATCTACAGGGTCAGCTAGCAATTCAGGCTCCGTACTTCTATGACATCCTAGGTGCAATTACGGTAGAAACTATGCCGAATCCTGACCCACTACAGCCCCCATACAAGGTGCGTCGCATGTACGTTGAGCGCACGCCTGAGTACGAAGCTGGAGAGCGCGTTCAGGGACGCCTAGGCAAGGTTGTAGAACAGCAGGACCTTGGTGTCGAGCGCATGCTAGACATCGTCTTCGGTGAGAAGACTAAAGCAGCAACAAAGAAAACAACTACAACAAGTGAAGGAAAGTAAATCATGAGCTCAGTTAATTGGAGCGATCTAGTCAAGGAAGCCGGAGAAACTGCTTCCTACGAGCCACTACCAGATGGCGATTACGAACTAAAGGTTATCGAGTCTAAGGCAACCGTGTCTCAGTCTGGCAAGACCATGTTCAAGATCACAACCGAAGTTCAGAGTGGTCCTCACGCTAAGCGTCGCGTATGGGACAACCTTGTAATTTCACCAGAGAACAACAAGGCTCTTGGAATGTTCTTCATGAAGATGGGTGTTCTTGGCTTGAACAAGGCATACTTCGAGACCAACCCAACTAATGCGCAGATTGAGCAGGCACTGCTTCACCGCTCATTCCGTGGAACTATTGCCACTCGCACCTATAACGGTAACCGTAGCAATGAAATCAAGAACTACAATGCTATTCAGGCTGTAGCTAATGATGCATTTGCTGCCGCAGCGGCTGCTGCCCCTGCCCCTGCACCAGCTGCACCAGTTGCTGCTGCCCCTGCACCTGCACCGGCACCAGCACCTGCACCTGCCGCTCCTGTAAGCGCTTCAGAAGATACACCGTTCTAAATAAATAACGTGGAGGGGCATCGAAAGATGCCCCTCTACCTTTATTAAAGGATTTATATGAAAGTACTTGTTACGGGAATGGCTTCGTCCCACACTAAGCCATCAGCAAATACTACTTTTTTTGGGACTTTAGTCAAAGCAGTAGAGACTTTTGCAGACGTAGAGTGGGCTACTCCTAGTGTTACTTGGACCAAAGAATTTTTAGATCAATATGACTCGATACTTGTTGGTGTCATACCCCCTACAAGTCTAGGAGCCAACAAAGTATATGGTGCAATGCATACTATTAATCTTATGTACGAGTCACCGAAGCTAAGATTGATCGTAGACCATCCTCAGATATGGCAATTTAAATCAAGTCTTGCCTCTATTGATAGAGATGTTTCCAGCCTTTTTTCTGATTTCTATACCAAGCGTAGAGAGTTTAAATCAGCCATATCTTCATCTTCTCAGGAAAGTATTCGTTCAGCTGCAACAAAACTATTGAATACTGCATGGCCTAAGACCATATACCCTTCTATGCCCTGGAAAGATAAAGAATCAGTATCTAAATTTATATCTACTGTTGACCCATCGAGCCTGATTGGAGTGAATCTAGACTCTCATCTGCTCGTGGAGCCTTCTATATCTGATATCCGTAGCACCCGATGGGTAGCTGATTCGCCTAAATCTTCATGGACTAAAAAAGTAGAACAGTTACTTCAACTACCAGTATCTCCCTTAAAAATTGCCCCGAAGGAAAGCGAGTCTATAGTTAGTTCTAGATTGGCCTCTAGTTTTGGATTATTGGCTGCTCCTCATGATAGAGGCGTGGGCACATGGTGGTCATATAGGTATATACAAGCTATGAACTCTCTAGTGCCTGTATTTTCAGATTGGCGAGACACGGGAAAACTTTCGAATAGCTGGTACGTTCTCGGATCAAGCATTGAAGAAGCTAGCGATGAAGAGCGTCTAGAGATTGCGATAAATCAACGTAGAGATTATATAAGTGCCATTCCAAATAAAGAAGAATCCATTGAACTACTAAGATTAGTAGTAGCTGGATAAATAGGAGAAAAAATGCCAGAAGTAAACTATGAATGGATAAAGCAACAGCTAGAAGAAGCCAAGGTTAAGGTTGGCTCAGGTAAGGCTATTTTGAAGCTACTCGAAACCTGGGAAAGCTTTGAAAAAATGACTCCAGGCATTGCTAAGGAAACCATTGATATTTTCAGTAAGTTGGCTCTAGGTAAACCAGCACTAGACCAGGTTGACTCACCGGATGAGATTTGGATTCCTCTACAGCCTGGAAATATCGTGGTTGGAGATGATGTAAGGGTTCTAATTGATGCCTTTGCTGATGCTACCGGTATTATGCATAACGGGCGTCGAGGTAAAGTAATTGCTGTTCGTTATGGAGATGTAATTATCAACTCTACTGATGGTAAAGTTCCTGAACTCAAGGGTGTCCACTACTCTCCATATAAACTAGAGAAGAAGGTCAGCTAATGCGCGTACATTTTGAACTTAAGTTTGGTGCAGATACTGTAGAGCAGGCTAGAAAGACTGCCTGCGAAGAAGTAGCTAAATTCATGGAAATCGGTGAAGATGCTATTCCCTCGGTGGTTGATATTGAGCTAAAGGTGGCTATCCCAGATCCGGAGAAGGATTCTGGACTAACTCAGCACTTTGTCGTTACTGCTTACGGTAATGTGAAGAATAGTATTGCTAAACCCTTTTAAATTGTAATTAACGGTACATACCGTATAACCTAGGGACTTGTCAAGGTAGAATCTTTTTTATGAAAGATTCTCGTATTGGCGAGTCCCTTTGGTTTTTTTGGGATGCAGATCCATCTGGCGATGGGTTGCTTTTTTATACCGAAGGGCATGTTGACCTTGAACACGAAGTTGTGCGCAAGGCTCTAGCCTCTACTCTTCAGCGAGAAGGTATTGCCTTATCCTTAGGTCAAGCTTTTCAGATGATCAATATAGCTGAGATAACCTTAGGCTATTCAGGGATTGATCCAGCTGAAGATGAAGTAATGCCATGTGATGAGTCTGGTGAGACAAGTAACGGATATCTTTTAGATTTTGTTATTCCAGCTACATGGGTTAAGGTGTATGACTTTTGATAGATTCTCCAGAATGGCATGAAAATTCCGAGTGCTCTAAACCTATAAATAGAGAGCATATTCATAGCTTCTTTGCTAATAAGCCCTCTCAGCAGGTAGCTGCTAAAAAATTATGCGAAATATGCCCTGTAAAAGCTCAATGCGCAAAAGATGCACTAGAAAATAAAGAAATTTGGGGAATCTGGGGCGGTCTAACTCCTAAACAAATAAGACGCACACTCTCTGTTAACTGGGAAGGTCAAGAAATGCGTCATAAAAGATTCCCTCTATGCCCGATGTGCAAAGCCAAAACATCTTCTTTAAAGACAATGACAGTAGAGCGCCCAAATAAGGGACGATGGGCAACTATGAAAGTTGTTGAATGCATAGATTGTGGATTTAATTGGCAGAGTAGAACTAGTGCAAATGCGGTTGAAGCATTTCACGCTCAGGAATCTAGGAAGAAGAAGCCTTAGAGTAAAACTCTAAATTAGCTACAAGTCTTTCATTGGTCGGATCTAACTCCACTGCCTTAAGACCGTATTTTAAAGCTTCATCATATTTACCAAGATTATATGCACTTAGTGCTGCAAGATCCCATGGTGTGTGATCCCATGCATATTCCTCACACATATAGTCCAGTGGTTTGGTTTCAATAGCTAAAGCCTCTAATGACCATTTATAGCAATCATCCCATGACACTCGATCATAATAAAGTTGAGCTAACGATACCTTAGGCTCTCTACGACCCTTGTCAGTAGAAACTGCACTCAATAGATACTGCTCTGCATTGGCAGGGTCGCAGATGGAGAGATATCTAAGAGATGCTGCTCTTTCTGGGGCCCAGGTGGCCGATGGTAGGCTTAGGTGGCGCTTAAATTCTCTAGCTGCCTGATCATATAGTCCGTAGAAGTATAGTTCTCTAGCGTAGTAAAAAGCATTTCTATCACTATACGGATTCTCATCTACAGCCATTTTTAACATTGCCATATATTGAGAACGAGATTTTGTGTCATCAGGTAGGTGATGTATACCGAAAGAAACAGAACCTCTAATTTCTTCGTAGTCCCCGTAGGTACTAATGATCTCGTGAGCTGGTTGACGCCAACGAACGCCCCAGCGGGAGTGCACTCTATCTGCTCCATATTGAAGTCCTGGAGAACCATCTTCTTTGAAGTTCCATGTCAAAACAGTTCTTAAAATTGCTGATTGATTTGGTTCCAGTAGGGTCAAAGTCTCTATGTCAGAACGCCAGCCCTCTGTCAATACTTCATCCATATCGAGCGAGATACAGTAATCAATGTCAGCCGGAATAGCTGCCAGTGCAGCAGTACGACTAGTATCAAACCTAAAAGGTTTAATTAAAACACTTACTACATTGATTCCCAGACTTTTAGCAATCTCTACTGTTCTATCAGTAGACCCCGTATCTGCAATTAAGATATAGTCAGCATCCTTTACGGAGTTGTACCAACGCTCAACATGCTTTTCTTCATTCAGGGCTATCGTGTAAACTGCTACCTTCATTATGCCTCTATAACTACCATATCGTTGTCCCAGGTGGCTATGCCATCGCATGCCATGTTAAGCTTTCTGCCTTCTTTAGTAGCACTTTCTTCACCATATATAGTTCCAAAAATAACTACAGTACTAGCAAGAGATTCCTTACCATCTACTATCACTCGCCAAAATAGGTTTCCATCCCCTACTTTGGTGTTATACCTGACTTGAATGTGGCTAGTATTAGTTAGCCTATTCTTAAAACGCTGTAGTTCTGTTGACATTGTTTTACTGGCTGTCTGCTCAAACAGTTCTGGGAAAAAAGAGTGAATTAAGCATGCAATAGATGCTAAAAACAGTTTAGTAGATAGTCGAATACCTTCTCTAGCATGCTGCACATATGACTCATCTAAATTATCCAGATGAGCCATTCTAAATGCCCAACTCTTCTCGCTTTTTGGTTGCAGATATTTCCTGCATCTCCGGGCTAAGCTCTATTTTTTCAATCTTATATCCGACATCACGTCCATAAATAATGTTTGTAATGTTGGGAACTCTCATGATCATCGCTTCTGGTCGATACTTTTGGATGTAGTGAACCACCTGATCATGGCTTAAAGGGTCTTTTTCAGAAGTGCCCTGGGTATCTCTTACAGCAATAAGAACTTGAGACGTACGCTCTAGTCCAGCATCATATAGAGCATCGTGTCCCTCGTGCCACGGCTGATACCTACCAAGCATTAGGGTAGTTGGCTTCTTCCAATCTGGAAGTTTAGTTGCAGACATCACTACGGTAACTTCTGTGTCCAAATCCATACCACTAATAATTTGTAGATCAAACTTTTCCGGAGTCTCCCAGAGCACATTTGTATCTTCAAATCGACTGTAGTTGATTCGATTTACCCATACAGCAAAGTCAGCCTTACCGAATGCAGTTCTAGTTGCTTCGGTAGGGTTTACAAAGTCTACTAAAACTACATGCCCTTGAGCAGAAAGTAGACGAGCCATTGCTCCCATGCGGCGAGCTTGCTCGATTCGATCTTCCGGAGAAAAACCTAGATCAATACTTAAATCAGACCGTACCTCGTCTGCATTTAGGTGGATAGCAGGAGTACGCTTTAAGATTTCTCTAGCAAGAGTAGTTTTTCCAGAACCCGGTAGTCCAAATAGATTGATTATCATGTTTATCCTTTTATTGAAAGTACGCTGATATTCTCACGCGGATCGTAATCTCCACCAAATACCATGGTAAGTAGTCCGGCTCGAGACTGGTGACCAGCCCTATCGCGGAACCAGTCAGAGCCTGGGTCAGTGGTTGGACATTGAACCCATAGTCGTTCACTAACATCCATTGTACGGAAATTGTGAAAGTGTCCTGACACCCAGATGTCTGCTCCACCTAGTGCAGTCTGACCTAGAGTCTGACCTGCTAGATATTTTTCTATACTATTCTGATTTGCCTGGTGACCGTGAAACATCCCGAGATGGGTGCCGCAAATCTCTGTTACCAAAGTCTGGTGCCCTGATGAAGGATAGCGAAACTTGATGTGCTGTAGTGCTGGATTCTCTGCACAAGCATCTTGTACGGAAGATGCAATTTCTACGTTCCAACCATCAGCTGGATCCGTTGCAACATATCTGCCAGTTTCATCGTGATTTCCGTTGATAACTGGAACTACCATGTTTTCTGCAAGAGGGGACAGTGCTTTAATCTGAGCCATAAGCAGACGACGTGCAACTCGAACCTGTTCGGTAAGACCTAAATCAGATGCAGCTAATCCTTGAAGACGCCCACCTTGTGACACGTTACCCTCGACGTGGTCACCTGGAAGTCCAAGAGTAATTGTGCCAAGATTCATACCCATCTTTTGGTAGCCCTTGAAACGTTCTACTGCAGAATTTGTTAATCCTAGAATTCTGTCAATTGACTGTTGAGTACCGCCACCACCAGCTTTTTTACCGATCTGCTGGTCAGCGGGGAAAAGAGCAAAAGATCCTCTACCAGTTGCTTGCTTGATCCCTTTAGCTGGACGCCACTTTTTAATTTCGTCAATTAACTTTTCAGCATCTAGCTGCTCTATCAAACTAGTTGCTGCTGGTACAACATTTACACGCTGAGACTCTAAATACTCGCCATCATACTTCTGCCACTTGCCCAGTCTTACAGAAGTTATATTCCAATCTTCAGGGTTCAGATTGAATTCCTCTAGTACTTCTTTCGCACCAAGAGATTCGCCTTCTGGTCTAGCCTGAGAAATAAGAAAACCTCCAGAAACGCTATCGATGTCCATTCGAGGACGCCAATTTTCTGGAGTATTTAAAGATTTTAAGTCTGAACCAGACTTTCCTGGAGAAGCTAATGCTTCTAAACGATCTGCTAGTCCCATTATTTCTTCCCTATTGTTTTGCAGGCACAGGACTTCGGAATACGGCGATGACGGTCAACAGCACTATTGCTGATGTCATAGCCTTCTTCGCGTAGAATTTGCCCGATTGTTGAACTAGGAACCCGAGCTGGGTCTCGGTCATCGACCTCAAGAAGGGTGATTAGATTTTTCTTTTCATCATTAGTAAGCTCTGACCCATTAAGCAGTATTGCTAGCTTACAAAGTTTAGCTGAAGCTTCATTAGCTGCAGCCTTAAGCTTGTCGTTGAGGCTCATGCATCTCCTAGTGGTTTTATTTACACTAGGAAAATCCTACTACATATTTTTGCTGTTAGCTAGCTTTTTTGACACGTGTTTTGACAACTTTTACTGGGGCAGTTTTTGTAGTAATTACTAAGTCTTTAATCAGCTCTGTTTCGGCTGAAAGTTTAACTACATGTTCGCCAATGACGTTTACTCTATCGGCTAGAGAACTTCCGCCATTTTCCCAGAGTTGGTGCTCTACTCGCTCTAATCTATCTGATAATGTTCTACCTGAAGCATCTACACCAATAGCTTGGCTAATTCGATTTACTAAACGAAAAGTGGCGTATATTCCACCAAAGATCACTCCGAGAGCTGTGATCACTGCTGCAATAGTTAAAATAATCTCGATGGTCATAGCCTATAATAGATTCTCTAGAGGGAAACAATTAGATTTGTTTATCCTATTTTACCCTATTAGGGTCGTCCTTATTTGACGCGCTGTTAGATCAGACCGCCAATAAGTTAGGTATTTTTACCTCATTTAGCGTTTTGACTTGCAGCACACCTACCCTGTGTGTATGCTGGTGTTTAGTAACTGGAGAGCATATGTATTTCTTTAATGACAATAAGGTAGGCAACTAATGGGCAACTGGGAGTCAGCTAATAATAGGCTTGGCGCTGGTGCCGAATGGTATGCGAAAAAGGGATGGAAAGTCCTACCTGTCCATGGAATTACTTTAGATGGTAGATGCACTTGCGGTAAGCCGCACAATGAAGCAAAAGATATTGGCAAACACCCTGCAAGTCCTAATGGACAAAAAGATGCCACTACCGATCTAACTCAAATTCAAAGCTGGTGGAACCAGAACCCTGATTATAACGTTGGTGTTCTATGTAAAGAATCTGGCTTTTTTGCAATTGATATTGACCCGCGTTCTGGTGGGGATGATTCTTTTGATATCCTTGAATCCCGCGCCGAGGGTGCAATTATTTCTACAGTTGAAGCTCAAACTGGAGAATATTCTGTAAATGGAAAAGTTGTTCGTGGACGCCACTTAATTTATAAATGCAACCCTAATGAAAAGTTTATCGGTAACCTAGAAAAAGCTGGTCTAAAGGGTATCGATATTAAACACAATGGGTATATCCTGCTCTCCCCATCTCGCCATTTTTCAGGAATTACTTATGACTGGAAGCCGGGCCACGCTCCGTGGGAGATGGAGATTGCCGAAGCACCAGAAGAACTTCTTGCAGTTCTACGCGCTAGAGCTGCTCGTCAGGGCACGGGGTCTAGCTATAAAGAGGGCTCCTGGGATTGGATGGAAGATCTAGAATTCCGCGGAGAAAAAGTTGATATAGATTCAATTCTTTCAGAGGGGATACAAGAAGGCCACCGTGCGGTAGAAATCTATCGTCTTGCATGCGCTCTAGCAAATAAGTTTGGTACTGATGAAAAGGGTCGTCTTGCAATCGAGTCAATGATGATTCGATTTAATCACGAGATGGTCCGCCCTCCTATGGAGCTAGAGGGTCAGAACTCTCTACTTATGCACGTTCACCGTGCAATTGATTTTGTAGCCGGTAACCCTAAAATTGATCGAGGGTGGAATGGGCTATCTGAGTGGATAGAGACTCAGGGGCAAGAGCTTGCAGAAAAACTATCTCCCGGTGGAGAGCTTGCAGGTAATCCAGAAGTAGTGACTAGTGGTGTTATTGGTGCAACTGTTGCGCAGCTTGTAGAGCAAGGTATGTCAGTAGTAGATGCTACTAGTAATGGAAATCTGAATCTACCTAAAGACGTTGACTCGATTAATGAAGAAGATGGTGGACAACCTGGATTCCGCACCCTCACCGATACCGGTAATGGTCGCCGTCTAGTTGATACCTTTGGATCTGCGATTAGATATACGGCTGGTCTCGGTTGGTTCCACTGGAATGGCCAGTACTGGCGTCCAGACTCAGAGGATTTAGAGATTCAAGAATTAGCAAAGAAACTTGCTCCAGTTATTGCTGGAGAAACTGCTAACTACCCAGCTAGCGATGATACCAAACGTCAGGAACTTGTTAACTGGGCTAAGCAAGCTAAATCTAATAGCCGTATTGCTGGAACTATTAAAAGTGCTAACTCTGACCCTCGTGTAGTTACTTCCGTGGAGCAGTGGGATGGGGATGTTCATCTTTTAGGTGTTAGTAATGGTGTTGTTGATTTACGTACTGGAAAACTTCTTAAAGGTCAACCTGATTTGTATATAACCAAGCGTGCACCGGTTTCGTATACTCCTGGACTTCGTAACACTCGCTGGGAACAATTTATTGACTATGCAACCGGTGGAGATAAAGAACTTCAAGAATGGATTCAGCGTGCTGCTGGCTATACTCTAACCGGTTTGAGCGACCAGGATGTTTTGTTCCTTGTTTACGGTCCTCCTGGTTCTGGTAAGAACACATTTGTTGAAACAATTGTTAATGCTCTTGGTACTGAACAGTATGCAGGTAAACTACCTTCAGAAATTATGGCAGCTGGTAAAGGTGGAAATGATTCTTCTGCTCAGTACTATATGGCTGAGCTTCGTGGTAAGCGCATGATCTGGATTGATGAGTTGCCAGAATCTGAACGTCTAAATGAAAACCAGATTAAGCAAATGACTGGTTCATCAACTATTCAGGGTCGTTCTCCTGGTGAAAAGCCATTTACGTTTAAGGCTCAGGGCAAGATGTGGGTAACTACAAACCACCGCCCTATTATTAATGATGATGCTATGTGGCGTCGTCTTCGTCCAATTCCATGGTCACACGTTCCAGATCCAGAACGTGCTAATCCGGATCTAAAGGCATATCTTTCTGACCCAGATGGTGGTCTTCCAGCGGTTCTCTCGTGGGCTGTTGAGGGTGCGATTCGCTACCTAAACTCCAGTGCGCGTGACCCTCTTGGTTGGTGTTCTGCTGTTCGCGATGCGTCTGATATTTATCGTAAAAATGAGGATCGAATTGGTTTGTTCTTAGATGAAGAGACTATAGAGCGTGACGATGCTTCAGTACAGGTGCGAGAGCTATATCGTGTATATCGCACATGGTCTGATGAGCGTGGTGAACGTGCTATGACTCAGATTGCATTCCAGCGTAAGCTGCAGGATCGTGGACTAGATGTTGCAGGTCAGGGTGTTAAGGCAGTAGTTGCTCATCGTGCTCTTAAGCCTAGAGCAGTCCCAACCGGTGAGGTTAATTGGGATTCTACTCTTCGAATTGCAAATAGTATTTAGGTTTTAACCCTTACTAATTACCCACTGGCCTGAGGCTGAGTCATATACATACAAGGTATTCTTGCTTGATGTTGGAACTCCACCCACATTAGAGTATGTATTTACTATTGCCTTTTTCCAGGTTCCAGTGGCAGTGTCATATGTAAATAGTTGACCAGGTTCTGGAACAACAATCAAACTTATAGTCCCACTTGTAGTGCTACCTCCAGCACCAGATGCAGTGAATGTTAAGTTGTATGTTCCTTTAGTTCCAGTAGCTGGTGTCCCGTATACTGCTCCAGTAGAAGTATCAAATGTTATTCCACTAGGGAATGAACCGCTGGTAATTGAGTATGAAGTAGCATTACTTGCAGCTATTCCATCTGAGTAGTAAATTCCTTCGGTTGCTGTAGCTAATACAACATCTGTACCGGTTCCAGACCATCCAGGAGCTGGAGTAAAGTTAGGAGGGAAGAACGGGAAGAACGGTGGGAAATAAGGAAAATAAGGAGGGAAGTATGGGAAATAAGGAGGGAAGTACGGGAAGAATGGCGGGAAGTATGGGAAGAATGGTGGAGCAACAATATTACTTAGAGCAAGAGATCCAGCGGCTGTAGCGGAACCAATTAGACCACCAGTTCCACCATCTGCATATCCACTAAAGTTTGTGGTATAAGACCCATACGAGCCTCTAGAAATATTTTTACTACCAGATGCAATAGTTTTATTTGTTGTTGTATTCGGTGCGCGAAAATCGTAACTATAGGTTCCAGAAGATACTGGAGTACTTCCATTAGTATTGACATCCATAGACCAAGCAGCGGTACCACCAGTATTGTAGGCCGTAGATGTGTTACTGGAAGCAATAATCACCAAGCTCCAGTTAACTGAAGTTACATAGGTGCTAGCGTTTGTACTGCTTTCAGTTACGGTAGAGCGTAACGATAGTGTGGGTCTACCACTAAATGCTGTCGTTGCGGTTGCCATTGTCTATTCCTAAGAAGTTTTAATCCAGATATCCCCGTTAGCTACACCAGCAGTAGGACCGCTGGCAGCAACGAATAGCTGTCTATTATTAATCTTAGACGCATTTGTGGCAGTGCCATTAAAGGTAGTTGCAGTAACAGTACCACTAAAGGTTGGATCACTAGATACACTAACCGTACCTGAATTATTTACTAGTGGAGACGTAAAAGTATAGGTTCCTGCTGGTCCAGTAGGACCAGTTGCACCTGTAGAGCCAGTAGGCCCTGTAGGACCAGCTACCGTACTATTTGCACCTGTTGCACCTGTTGCACCCGTAGGTCCGGTTGCCCCGGTTGCTCCTTGAGGACCGGTAGGACCAGCCACTCCTTGTGATCCAGTTGCACCCTGAATACCTTGAATACCCTGGCTTCCAGTAGCTCCTTGGATTCCCTGAATACCTTGGCTGCCAGTAGCACCAGTCGCACCTGTTGGACCAGTTGGACCGGTAGGCCCTGGGACTGTGCTGTTTGCACCAGTTGCACCGGTAGATCCCGTTGGGCCGGTCGGTCCAGTAGCCCCTGTAAGCCCGGTATCTCCTTTAGCACCAGTAGCACCTGTTGCTCCAGTGGAACCAGTTGCTCCAGTTATGCCTTGAATACCTTGTATTCCCTGCGGACCGGTTGCACCCGTAGCACCAGTTGCTCCCGTTACACCTGTTGCTCCCTGAGGGCCAGGAACTGCACTATCTGCTCCAGTCGGGCCGACACTGCCTTGAGGTCCTGTAGGCCCTACTACGCCCTGAGATCCAGTTGCACCCTGAACACCTTGAATCCCTTGAGGACCGGTTGAACCTGTAGGCCCTACTGATCCTTGACTACCTGTTGCACCTGTTGCTCCCGTAGCGCCTGTAGGACCAGTTACCGTACTATCTGCACCAGTTGCACCAGTTGCTCCTTGAGGACCGGTAGGACCAGCTACTCCAGTTGGCCCGGTCTCTCCTCGAGGTCCCGTAGCACCAGTTGCCCCTGTAGGCCCTGGAACTGTACTATCTGCTCCCGTTGCACCAGTTGCACCTGTTGCACCCGTAGGTCCTACAATCTGGCCAACGTTATGCCAAGGAAGTGCTCCATCCCAGACGTAAAGATCGCCACTCTCGTTTACTACCCAAGCATCATTTATATTATTTCCAGTGCTTGGAAGTGCAGAAATAGTCTCTACCGAGCCCATAAATCTAATAGACGTACCCTGAGGACCAGTTGGTCCTGTAGGTCCTGTAGGTCCTGGATCTGCCGTAGGCGGAATTCGAACAACATTCCAAGCAGATCCTGACCACTTCCATGTGGTGTTGCCTGCAGTAAATAGGTCATTTACTTCTGGATAGTCTGGAAAATTTATAGCCATTAGATGACCTGCCCTACTACGAAGGTGTTTGCAAGAGTGCCATCTACACAGTAATACCTGTAAGAACTGAACTGTTTAGTTGGCAAGAAAAAAGATTGACCATTTGATGAGTTGCTGGATTGATAAGCCCCAGTTATTCCGTGCAAAACCTGTGCCCCAGAAGTGTTTCCGTACATGACCAAT